AATGACAAAGGAACATGGTTTGGATGGGATGTATCTAAAGTTGGTCCGGTTACAGATAAAGGTGTTTATGCGATTGCTAAAAGCTTTGCTGAAAAAAACAGCAAGGGTCAAGTAAAAGTTAAACACGGATCTGACGAATCAAAAACCGATTCACCATATTAATCATCTAGCATAAGCTAGATTCCTAGGATTGGGCGTGGAAGCGAGAGTGGAAACGCCCAAGACAAAATTATGAGTATAAAGTTAGTAGTAAATAATGAAATGAGTATGAATAGATTTAAAGAAATATTTAAAGGATTAGAACGTGCTCATGGTGTCACTTACGTTGATAAAAAAGGAAATGGCGAAAAAATAAAAGGGAAATCTTTTGTAAAAAGAGATCCAGTCACAGAAAATTTATGGCGCACCCATTTACAAGGAACTGAACCAAGTTTAGGAATTATTCCAATTAATGATGAAAACAAATGTATATGGGGATGTGTAGATATAGATTCCTATGCAGGTTTTGATCATAAAAAATTAATAGATAAAATTAAATTACTTAACTTACCATTAGTGGTGTGTCGTTCGAAAAGTGGGGGAGCCCATGTATTTTGTTTTACCACTATTCCTGTAACTGCCCAATTAATGAGAGATAGACTCTTATCGGTTAGTGCAGTGTTGGGTTATGGGGGATCAGAAGTATTTCCTAAACAAGTAGAATTAAAATCGCAAGAGGATACAGGGAATTTTTTAAATTTACCCTACTTTAATGGGGATGATACAACGAGGTATGCCTTTCTCGAAAATGGAGAAGCGGCTAATATGAATGGCTTTTTTGGATTATATGAAAGACATAAACAAACACCAGAACAACTAGAAAATTTAAAAGTCAAAAGACCAGAATCAGAATTTAATGATGGTCCTCCATGTTTAGAAACTATAACACAATCCGAAATTAAAGATGGAAGAGATAGAATTCTTTATCAATATATACAATATGCAAAAAGAAAATGGCCAGAAGACTGGCAAAGTAAAATAAATAGTTTTAATTATAAATACTTTTCTAATCATCCTGAAGGGGCACTAGAAGACAGGATTATACAAGGTAAAATAAAATTTAATGAAGGAAAAGAACTTGGTTTTAAATGTAATGAAGAACCAATGTGTAATCATTGTGATAAAAAATTATGTAAAACTAGAAAATATGGTATTGGAAGAGAGTCTATATTTCCAGAATTAAGTGATTTACAAAAAGTAGAATTAGATGAACCATACTATTGGGTTAATGTAGATGGAGAAAGAGTTAAATTAGACAATATAGATTGTTTAATAGAACAAAGATTATTCAGAAGAACTGTCACAAAACAAATTAATAAAAAACCACCTAGAATTAAAGCAGGGGATTTTGATAAATTTACAGATTTATTATTAGCAGGTGTAGAAATTATTAAGGCACCACAAGGATCATCTATTATTGATCAACTTAAAGATCATTTAGAAGAGTTTTGTACTAATCGTACTGCAAAAGATACAACTAAGGCAGATATTTTAAGAGGAAATGTTTGGACTTCTGATGGTAAACATCATTTTATTTTTAGTAAATTTTTTCATGGATACTTACAAAGAAAAAAATGGGGGG